CCTTGTGGTTTAATTGCCACAAAGATTTTACCGTATTGTGGAGGACTATTTTCTTCTCCACCCCATACGTTAACTGCATCAAAACTTAGACCAACATTGTTCTGTTGAATCAAAGTAATGTAATCGTCTTTGGTAACAGCACGATTTTGTGCTGCATATGATTTAGGTGCTTGAAATTGAATAGAACCAATAGATTCTTTATTACTACCGTTCGTTGCAGCCGTTAGAGACTTGACAACAGTAGTACCAAAACCACTAATTGTGTCCATCAATGTGAAGTTATTAGCACCTGCTGATGCTGTACCTCTTGATGATAGGTAAGTTACATTAACCACATTACCATCAGATAATTTTTGACCTAATATGCCATCACCAAAATAGATTTCATAGTAACCATTAGTACCTTCTTGTAAGAAATATACTGTACTTGTACCAGTTAAACTCAAATAATCTTTTGCTTGTGAATATACTTGATAATAAGAATTAGAAGCCGTTTGTTGTACTGTTACTTGTAATGTTGTCGTATCAATCTGAGCATCAGGTATTGAGAAAGTATATGTTGGATTTGCAACTGAATCTACCGTGAAACTGTAAGTTGCTGGTGTACCTTGTACGATTGTGACATTATTAAATTGTGCCACATTATTGGCAGAAGTATTAACTGTCGTAGAAGTATTAGTGATGAAGGTATAGTTAACACCATCAATAGATTCTGACAAGAATTTAGTATATTGTGGTAAAGTTAGTGAAGATGCCGTTACATTATACACATTCATACTGATTGTGGCTGACGGACATATCACAGATTTTGGGGTATAATTCAATACTTTTGCCAAAGAAACAACGGAACTTCTCTGTAATGCTGTATCCAAGAACATTTCATTGGCAACCATGTTCAAATAGAAGGCATTATATTGTGTATTATACGCCAATACATCTAATAAAGTAGAAAGAGCAGAACCAGAATAGTCGTAATCTTTTAAAACATTTTGAGTTTGAAGAAAGGCAATGAAGTTTTGCTTGATATTATTAAAATCAAGGTCAGCCAGTTGAATATTTGAATTTGCTGTTCCCATTTATCGGTCTCTTTGTAATAATAGATTTACTGCTGTCGGTGTCGTATTGTTACCAATAAAGAAGGTAACCCTAGCAAAGAAAGAATTTTGGTCTTCTTGTGCTGTCACAGATATATCGGAAATAGTTGCTCTTGGTTCAAAATTGGTTAAAACGTTCTGAATTTCTGTTTCAATAATGCTGGCAGTAATCGGAGAAATATTTTCAAATAATAGACCGTTAATATTAGAACCTATCTCAGGTTGAAATGGTCTTTCATAGAAATTCGTCAATAATAAGTTTCTAACTGACGAAATAACTGCTTGTTCATCATATCTCAAGGCTAAATCACCTTTACCGGGTTGACGGTTAAAAGTGAGGTCTAAGTCTGAGTATATCTTTTGTAGTGTTTGTGCCATTCTTTATTTATCGTAGGAGTAAAAACGCTTTTTTAGTTCCCTGGATTCGTCTCCAAAATTTCTAGCCCCGGACGCAAAATTCGAAAATTTTGGACTATTGTGGTGCACCAGTAGTAGAACCACCAGATTGAACGCCTCCATGAACGTGATTATCGAGACTAATACCATTAGCAACAACATCACCGCCATATGTACCAGTTCCTGTAACTGTCAAATTTCTGTGTCCAACAAAATCCAAGGCTGCCTGAATACTCTGATTAGATGATATATTACCTTCATTTAGTATATTACCAGTAGAAGCAATATCTCCCACATGATTAATAGGTCCTACCATATTAAAATTCTGTGCCTGAGCAGTAAATTGACCACCGACTGCCATATTTAAGTTACCACCAACTTTCCAGTTTACATCACCATCAACCTGTAATTGTGCATTACCTTGAATATAAACTTTACAATCACCTTGTATAGTTACCGTTCCTTTACCCATAACATACAAATTATTGTCTGCCATAACAACTTGCATATTGTTGTTATAGATTTTTTCAGTTTTACCACCATCTGGCCCAATTTCAAAATATGTACCAGTTCTATGTGCAATTGATACTCTTTCTGCGCCTGGAGTATCATCAAACTCCATTAAATGACCAGATTCAGTCAATTTTGCATTATTATATGGATATTGTGGTGCAAATGGTGTTTTTGGTTCACTATAAGAGTTATTTGGATTAACGGCAGCTTCTAATTGATTAGATGCAGCGGCATATAATGTTTTATTATTGGCGACACTTGCCAAAGCCGCAATTTGACTCTCCAATAGTGATATTTGTGTTTGTAATTCGCCTATTGATAATAAGTCTGCCATTTTATTTGACCAATGATGTTAATTGTGATTGCAATTGTGCCTGTAAAGCACTCAATTGTGCTTCTAAACCGGATAATGTACCACCAACTTGATTTAATTGAACTTGTAAACCTTCAGCAGCAACAACTGGTGTACCATCACTATTTAATATAACAGGATATTGAGTAGTTATAGAACCTGAAGAAAGTTTTGATAAATTTTGTGATATTGTACTTGAAATTGTACCTGATTGTGCTTTTAAGTCATCTAATGATTTTGAAGCAGATTCTGCCGCTTGCATTGCTGCGTTGGCTGCTGCGGCCTGTGCGGCTGCTAACTGAGTATTGATTGACGCTTGTGCTTCTGCCAAGGCACTTTGTGATGGTGGTGTAACTGTTGTACCAGTCAAACTACTTGCTAAATTGGCGGCTTGAGCTAATTGACCAGATAAACTTGGTAATTGTCCTGATAAAGCCGATGTCAAAGAATTTAAATTTGGTACTAATTTATTTAAATCAGAAGCAAGACCTGTTAATGCTTGTTGAGCACCAGCAGCTGCACCAGCAATCGTAGTTGCCAAGTTTACATTTTCTGGACCAGGAATGCCTTTAACTAAATCTTCAACTCTTTGTGTTATCTGTGGTGGTGGATTAGCAGGATCGTTGATTGCTAATGGTGGTGTAGTTGGCACACCAGCAACCGCTGGATTTCTTGGTGCTGGTTGATTAGTAACAGTTGCACCAGACCCATCTTTTGGTGCTTCCACAGTAGCAGGAACTGTTGGTGCTGTTGCCAGTTGTTCTGGTGTTCTAACGTCTTGGAATCCAGTTTGTGGTGTATCCGTTTGTAAAGCAACTGCATTAGGAATACCAGGCATTACACCAAGATAACCAGGAAACTGACCAGAAGGACCATCAAAGAAGAAACCAAAGATATAAGCACCTTCTTTTGGTGTCTTAAAGTCATCACAATTATTACCTGGCAATATTGGATGTGCCCATGGTAAATCTTTAGATGGTATTAATTTTAAATCAGGTGTGTGCCAACCGAATATACGAACTTGTACACGACCAATCTTTAAAGGGTCATCTCTATTTTCTACGACTCCTAACCACCAGTAGAAGCCATCTACTCCCATTAAACCTTGCTTAGTTATCATATAATACCTTTAACAGTATTTTGCCATATTGTTGAACCATTATTAGGTGTGACATACTGTTTAATTGTAGAATCTTTCACAATTTCTAAAACAGTTGTATAACCATCAATTTTAATTGTATGTTTCACGGCAGAAATCAAATATTTACCTGAATAAAAGTCATCAGGTTTCTTGTCTTGTGCTCTAGGCGTCATAGACAGTAGATTGAAATTGATTGTTGTTCCTGCTGCAGCACCTGGATCTCCATCAATTACCAATTTGATTTTATTGTAGTTAGAAAGAGATAACTGTGCTGTTCTATTTGGTATAAACACTTCTGCAAAAATATCATGTGCATACGAACCAGGTTTATCACCAATAAAAGGAACATCTTTTTGTCCATGATTACCAGCAGTCATTTTAATAACAGCCTGTGGTGTTTCATAAACAGCGTGACCAAATCTATTCTGAGCACCGTTTACAATAGGATACTTATTAAGTGAGGCCGACTTTTCAAAATACTTCGAATAATTAAAATCTGTTGTAATGTATCTCTGTAACAATGGATCTACAGTAATCAATTGGTTGGCAAACTGACCAGAATTGATAGCGCCCAAAGTGTCTACCGTATTCATAAACTTATATGATAACACAGAATAAAACTTATCATCTTGTGTTTGACTATTTTTATCAGCATTTTTAGGTTGATAAGAGTATGTTCTATAAATTGGTTGACTGAACAATGTTTGTAGAGAAGCAAAATTAAATCCATATTTGTTCTCAAAGAATAACATATCAGCACCAAACACATTAGAAGTATCTGATTGTGCATATGTTGCCAACCAATTAATTGCTTCAAATGGTTTAAAGTTTGGTACAATAAAATCGTAGATACCTCTAGTCGGCTCAATTGAAACCAATTTATTTTTAGGTACTTTTAGATAATTTGTAGTAATATCGCTGACGATATCTGATATTTTAGTAGATGGATATGATTTACTTATCTTATATTGTTCAGACAATACCAATTCTTCTGAACAAAAATACAGTACATAACCCTCTGTGGTCATATTACCAACCAACATACGGTCAGATATCTTATATACACGGAATAGAATATTGATATCGAAGTTTTTATCAGATGCCTTGGTAAATATCACTCTAATATATTCATTACCAGTTAAATGAAACTTCTCAATAAAGCCTTCTGCTTCTGATATAATCAAACGACCTGTAACTGTATTACTAAAAATATCTTCAAAATAAGACATCTCAATAAAACTGGCTTTTAAATCAAACGCACCAATAGATGGCGTCAATAAGGTAAGTGCCTTAAGACTATAATCCTGTGGATACGTTACACCGGCCTTATCGGGGGTAGGAAAATTTGTTGCCATTCTAGCTGTTCATTAAACTGTCAAGTTCTTGTTCGAATTGACCTGCATATATTACATTGATTAAATTGATTGTTCGTTTTGCATCATTTTGTTCAACTTCATATGTGTATATGTCAATTATTTCTTTGTCGATTGTAATAGTACAAGAAGCACCACTTGGTAAAGCAACTGTTTGTGTACTGGTCACTAGATTGTTATATGTATTAGAATCTATTGTATAATTAATAATCGTAGTGTTTGCTGTCGTAGAATCATATGAAGTATAGATTTTTCTATATTCTTGTATGGTTGATTGTGTATAAGCAATCATAGTTTGATTGTTATTGGCTGCAGCAGAACCATACTTGTCGTTCAGGTAAGCTTCAAATTGATTTGCCGATAGTGGCCATTGCCATTGTGGATCAAAAATCTGATTAGCAAATAATACCAACCAATAACGATATGAATCACCATAATACTTAGAAGCAACAATCTCTGGTGTATCACCGTCTTGTATATCATACTGATAAAACAGAGCAGGATTTTTTAACAGTTTTTGTATTATACTAGAACGTGATAATATATTAGTGACAACAACAGCATTATTTGTTGGGTCTAATGTAATTAACTTAGGTAGAGTATCAAAGTATAACATTATCGTACCGCCTTACTATCAAATATTTGACGATGCATAATATCTGTTTCTTTAAAGCTCAATGTCAATCTAGTTTGAACTGGACCACCATCAGTATATGCAGCCCAACCATTTGGTGCATAATCTACTGTTAAATCTTCTAGTACACAGTTACCAACTTTATAAAGATAAGTATTTTCATTACCATTCGTTGAACCTGCACCTAATGAAGGTGCTATAGCAGTACCGACAGCACCAAGACTACCTAATACAGAATTAATGGCTGCGCCTGCTGGTGTATTGTTATTACCACCATGAAACTGAAACTTTATTTGAAATACTGATGGCATTGTGAAATATTGTCCACTAGAACCACCTTTTGTAGCGCCTTGTAATGTAGGCAAGAAAGCTCTTGT